GAACAGGCGGGGTATCGGTTCGAAGACGATGCGGATGGCACGACGCAGATGTATCGGCCGGACGGGACGCTGGCGCTGACCGCCATCCCAGACAAAGGCCGGCGCGTCTTGACGCCCTGAGGGTGTAGGATAGGCGCCTATGGCGAAGAAGTATCGTCGTGGTGAATTGGTCATCGCACTAGAAGAACTGGAACGCTGTCGCATCTGGATGCACCAGATGTTGGCTGGAGCGATGACAGGCGCCTAAATGGACAGCCTGAGTGAGGATTTACCGTTTGTGTGGCTGGGCTAATGTTCCATCTCCCAGACCTTCCGATTGTCGGCTACAGCACGACGCGCGAGCGGGCGCTCACGGACGCCATCCAAGACTTCCTGCGGCAGATTGAGCGGGACCGGCCGCGGCTGCTGGCGATTGTGTGCGAAGGGCGGGAGAAGTGGGGACGGGTGGCCGGGGACATCTGGCGGGGCTATCGGATTGGGGAAGACGATGGCGCCCTCAATGCGATCTTCACGTATCTGCAACTGCTGGCGGCGCCGACGTGGGCGCAGGTGGAGTTGCTGCGGTATCCGAAGAATTTGCTGAAGTGGCGGGCGGTGATGCGGAAGGCGATGCCGGAGATTGAAGGGGAACGCGAAGCCCTCAAGGGGATGACGCGATGATGCTGGTCTATCTCGTGTGGGCGAGCGTGCTGGCCGTGCTGTTGGCGGTCGGGATCTGGTCGACGACCTGTGACCGACGGCAACGGAAGGCGGAGCGCGAGCAGATGACCAGCCGCGAGCAGACGCATCATGTCTCGTAATCGTTAATGGCGAAAGACGAGGCGCTGATTCGCGAAGCGCGGGAACGGTGGAACCGCGCGGCGGAAGCCGAAGAGGCGCAGCGCAAGCGCATCGTCCTCGCGAAGCAGTTTCGCGTGGGCCAGCAATGGCCGGATGCGATTCGGATTGCCCGGGAAGGCGGCAGCAGTTTGCAGGGGCTGGCGCCGCAGCCGCCGCGGCCGTGCCTCGTGGTGGATCGCCTCAGCCAGCCGGTGCGGCAAGTCTCCAATACCATCAAGAATGCCAGCTTCGGCTTTGACGTGCTGCCAGCCGGCGGCGAGAGCAACACAGACACGGCGGATATCTTCAAGGGCTATCTGCGCTGGATGATGAATCGCTCGCGCGGGGAGTCGCCGGTCGAGTGGGCCGCGGATCAGGCCATCGAGGGCGGGATCGGCTGGTTCCGGCTGCGCACGGATTACATCAACGAGACATGGGATGGCGAGTTGACCGACGAGGTGATGTGGCAGGCGCTGTTCATGGAGCGCATCACGAACAACTTGACGGTGTATTGCGACCCGTCGGCGGTGCGGCCGACGCGGTCTGATGCGCAGTGGATGTTCGTGACGGAAGACATCAGCCGCGACGAGCACAAGCGGCGCTTTCCGGACGCCGATATTCGTGACCTTGAGACGTTTACGGCGACCGGCGATACCAGCACATGGAAAGCGTGGGTCAGTTCTGAGTTGGTGCGCATTGCGAACTATTACCGCCTCGTGTACACGAAGCGGCATTTGTATCAGTTGCAGAACGGCTCGATTGTCGAGGAGAAGCCGGACGACAAGGCAACGATTAAGGCCGAGCGCGTGATGTCGGTGCCGAGCGTGAAATGCGACACCATCAACGCCGTGCAGTCGCTGCAGAAGTTTGACTGGGCGGGCTCGCGGATTCCGTTGATTCCGATTCTGGGCGAAGAACTGAACGTGGACGGGAAGGTGTGGCTGCGCGGCGTGATTGAAGAGGGCATGGACGCGCAGCGGATGGTGAACTATACGTATTCAGGGGCCGTCGAGATTTTCGCCTTGGCGCCGAAGAACGCGCCGATGGTGGCGGCGCCGAGCGTGGCGAACTATAAGGCGATTTGGCAGCAGCGCAACACGATCAACTTCAGTTATCTGCCGTATGACCCGTGGGACGCGGAGGGGAAGGAATACCCCGCGCCGATGCTCGACACGACGGAACCGCCGATCCAGGCCGCCGTCGAGTTGATGCGGGTCAGTGAGGATGCGATTAAGGCGACGACATCGACGGGCGATGCGAGCCTGGGGAACACGAACCCGAATGAGCGGAGCGGGCGCGCGTTGCAGGCGTTGCAGGCGCAGAGCGACCTGGCCAACAGCAACTATCCCGACAACGTGAAGCGGGCGCTGATTTATGCCGGCGAACTCGCGGTCGAGATCATCCCGAAGATTACGCAGAAGGGGCAAATCATTCACATTCTGGGCATGGATGATGAGCCCGAACAGGTGATGGTCGGCCAGCCGTATACGCAGGATCCGCAGACGAAGGCGCCGCAAGCCTCGCCGCCAGACGTCACGCCGGAGCTCGCGGCGCTGTCGAACGGCCTGCATAAGTTTTACGACTTGAACAACGGGCGCTATGCCGTGACGGTGTCAGTCGGGAAGGCGACGGCGACGAAGCGCGAAGAGGGCGCGATGGCGCTGGGCGAACTGATTCCGCATCTGCCGCCGGAGATGGCCGCGGTCGCCACGCCGGATTACGTGGAGCAGTTGTCGTTTCCTGGCTCGCACAAGATTGCGGAGAAGTTACGGAACGCGCTGCCGCCACAGTTGCAGGACAAGAACGATCAGCCGCAGATTCCGCCGGCGGTGCAGGCGCAGATGCAGCAGATGCAGGCGGAGTTGCAGAAGGCGCAGCAGTTCATCCAGACGGAGCAGGCGAAGCAGCAAGGCAGTATTCAGATCGCCCATGCGAAAGCGCAAGCCGACGCGCAGCAGGCGCAGGCTGACATGGCGACGAAGCTGAAGATTGCGGAGATGGACAACGCGACGAAGATTGCCGTGGCGCGCATCTCCGCCTCGAAAGCGATGCTCGATCCGCAAGCGGAAGCCGCGGAAGAGCGGCTGGCGACGGGGTTGCAGATGGCCCATGAGGTCGGCATGGCCGCGATGGAGCACCAGCATGAGTTGGCGCAGGCGGCGCAGGCGCATGAGCACGCGTTGACACAAGGCGCGCAACAAGCGCAGACTGCGCAGCACTCGCAACAGGCGGATCAGGCGGCGGCGGCGGCGGCGCAGCAGAGCGACCAGCAGCATCAGGCAGAGATGGCGCAGCAGGCGCAAGAGGCGGCCGCTGAAGCGCAGCCGAATGGAAGTGGCGCATGATCCCGGGTCCGACATGGGAAAAAGTTATGAGTGAAACGTTTGGCTGGGTGCCTGACACGACCACGGGTATGGTCACGAATTCCGGCGTGATCTCGCCCTGCACGCCAACCGTCGCTGAATTGCAGCGGCGCAAGGCGGGCCTGATTGCCTATTGTCAGATCAAGCTGGAGGCGGGTGACTGGCACGCCGTGCAGGATGCCGCGTCCGACATCCGCGAGTTGGACGCCAAGTTGGAAGTCTTACGGGACGGGAAGTAATGCCCAGGCTCATGCCCGAGCCGCGCGAAGTGGAATTGTCGCCGGGCATGAAGACGAAGCTGTATATGGAACTCAGCCCCGGGCTGAAGTGTTTTGCACGCAGCCCGGCAGCTGTTTCGGAGGCGCGAGAGGCCGTGATGGAATACGAAGCGGCTATGGTGTCGGAGGCGTCTTTGCCGCTATGTCCGCCGTGGCCGCGGTGACGCCGGTTGTCGCGGCATCCAGTTCGGCCTGCGTGATCAGTTGCGGTTGGGGCGCCGGCAGTTTGGCGACGACATCGGTGAGATCGGCAACAGCTTTCGTGAGATCAGCAGCAGTGGACATGATGGCCTCAATGAGATGGGCGAGATGATGCAGGTGACGGTCCCGACTGGAGGGCATGGGCTTTTTCGTCTCGGCCGCTTTACGTTTCGTCACAACGGGGGAGAGTCTATCATGAGCCACCTAACGCAACCGGGGGACGGCGATGTCTCCGATGCCGAAGGCCCGGAGCAGGATGAGGACGAGGAAGAGCACGACGACGATGCGGATGACGACCTTGATGGGCGGGGACATGGGGACGAAATTTTCGATAAGGTAAAGAGCCACCCCGCAGATCACAAGAATAAGCAATAATTCAATCATGTTGACTCCTCAGCAAGCGTATATGAAGGCCTACAATAAGGCCTATCGCGCTAAGAAACTAGCGGAGAATCCAGATTGGCGCCGCAGGGAATCGCAAGCTGCTGGTCGTCGGTATTATCGAAATCATCGTAGTAAGCTTTTGGCCGCCAAGGAAGCGCGGCGTCGAAGAAATCTCTCATGGGTGTCCTTCGCTCATACGCTAGGACGTTATGGGCTGACGCTAGACCAGTATCACGCGCGGTTAGAATCTCAAGACTTCGCTTGCGCGATTTGCGGTGAGACTCCACGCCGATTGCTGACGGTGGATCATGACCATGTTCATGGTTCTAAGGCGGTTCGCGGGCTGTTGTGTCATCACTGCAACGACGGCCTGGGAAAGTTCAAGGACAGCGCAGATCGAATGAATAACGCGATTGCGTATGTTCAATCATGGCGCAGTGTCGCATGAAGGCGACCAAAAGGGTGTATGAAATGAAACAACGGGGCATTTTGCTCGCAGTGTTGGTGTTCTGTGCGTCTCCGCTCTGGGCGAGCTCGATTGCCATGTCGTCGGCTACGCTGGATTGGGCGGATTGGGCCTTTACGGTGAGCGGCACGATCGTGGTGTCTGACGTGGTCTATCCGATGGCGCCGATGATGTGGACGACCGCAACGCCGGGCGCGACGGCGTCCATTGTGGACGGGCTGCTGTCGACCAGCGCGCGGGCGCAGGCCCTGGAGACGTCGAATCAGCAGGCGCAGGCCAGCACGATGACGATGAGCGACTTCTGGCTATATGGGTCCGGCGTGGGCACTGTGACAGTCAGCGTGCCCTACGCGCTGCAAGCGACGTGCACGAGCCAGTATTTCAACGAATCGGCGGGGTCGTCGGCGGGCGTCTGGCTGGAGGATGGGCCCGGTGTGCGGGCGAACGGGTTCCAGTCGGCCAGCCTTGGATGCGGCGAGGGTGCCTCGCTGAGTGGGATGTTGACCGTCAGCCGGGATGTCGACACGGCGTATGGGCCGCTCGTGGATTTCATGGCGGGGACGCATGCGACGGCGTTTGCGACGGTATCGGATGGCGGATCGTCGTTCGTGTTATTGGCCACGGCGTTATTGGGGTTAGCGGCTCTCAAGCGAGGATTGAAAATTGCCTAGTAAATCACGGGCTCAGCAAAAACTCATGGCGATGGCTGAACACAATCCCAGCGCCGTATCTTCGAAAAATAAGGGCGTGCTCGGCATGAGCCATCAGCAGTTACATGACTTTGCTTCTGGCAGCATGAAGGGTAAGCCGGTGCATGTGGCGAAGGCCAACGGCGCGCATCCGCACAAGAATTTGGGCCATTTCCTGCACCCGAAGAAGGCGAAATGAGCGAGACGGAAACCGCCGCTCCGGACCCGAACGCCCTCACGACGCACGAATCGTCCGATGGCCGCACGTTGTCCGGCATGGGCGTGACGCCTGAGGCGCTGGCCGACGTGATGGAGCGGCACGAGCCGGAGTCCGTCGCGCCAACCGAGACACCCGCCGCGCCAGCCGAACCCGCGAAACAGTCACGAGGACAGGCCAGATTTGCTGAACTGACGAAAGCCCGAAAGGAGGCCGAAGCGCAAGCGGCCACCTACCAGCGCGAGCTGGCGGAGCTTCGGGCACAGGTTCAGCCTCCTACGGCGTCCACCCCGCCCGCGCCCGCCCCGGGTGCTGCTGCGGCCCCGGCGCCGCCTTCACCGTCTGGCCCCGAACGGGGAGATTCGGGGCACCCTTCGGGGTTACGATCCAAGCCGACCGAAGACGAGATCGGCACGAAATACAAGTCCTACGCCGACTTTTCCGAAGATTTGACGGATTGGAAGCTCGAACAACGTCAAACTGTGCTACAGTCCGCCATCGACGCTCAGATCCGGCAAGGCATCGAAGCGGATCGGGCCTCTCGCGACTTTCTCTCGCACGCCGAAAGCACCTGGGCGAAGGGGCGGAAAGTCTATGCAGACTTCGATGCCATGCGCACGACCGGGCCGGGCTCGCAAGTTCCGATGAGTCATCTCAAGATTCAGAAGATTTTGCAGCACCCGCAGAGTGAGCATGTGCAGTATGCGATTGTGAAAGATGGCGCCCTCGCCACACGTCTGGCGCAAG